CCTCGGATTATATTGCGTCTTTTCTGCATAGGAATACCAATTCAGATTCGACACGGATATAACCAGAGTCTTCCATAGCTTGGATGTACTGTGTTATCTCCCCGGGCGCCATAGTCTTGTTCAAAAGTTGCCGTTTAAACAGCTTCAGACGCACGTGAGAGCGGTTATTGTTAAACACAGTAGTCTCCAACCAACCTTTCATATCTTGAGCAATTTTACCTGTCTTGCTCATGCCAAAACTTTCTAATGCCTTAGGCATATTCTTCTCTACATCAAACATAATCTCTTTAGTACATTCCCAATCATTCCCTGTAATGATTCGAGTTCCTCTACGTGAGGCACTAATAGACATAGCTACCTTAATAAAATGAGATACCCTACGTTGGGTATACTCAATCATATTAGGATCAGTAGGTTCTGGCTTTATATATTCTTGAAAATCTTTCTCGACTTGTTCATATGCTTCTGGGTCAAATACAAATTGACCATGCATTTTAGCTATCATACTGAGATCATATGTTAAGTCTTCTATAACATCATCACTAATTCTTTTTTGATATAAACTCTGGGCTATCTTATCTCCTTCATGCCATACAGGTAACAACCTAGAAAGTAATCCTTGTGAAGCCGCGTCCTCTGGTAAGTTATCCACAAACTGTTGAGGTGTAGCACATGCTACCCAGTTAAGGCAAGGACCTTTAATAAATTGTGATGAGCCTGTTTTAATTTGGTGACTGTAAAAATCTTTACTATCCCACATGTCAGTCATAAACATCTGTAAGTAGTTATGGTTTCTGTTCATGAACGTACCAAACTCTGAGGTTACTAGAGTCAAAGAAGAATCATAGAACATATCTTCTTTAGGTGTAGCACAACGTAAGTCTAGTCGTGTAACCTTAGACATTTCTACTGCTAATTTTTCTGGTGTAATTTTATCTTGTATAATATGTAATGGGTAATTCTTTAAACCATATCTAGTTAACCCACTATTAAATTCATCATGGTCTTCCTCTGTACCTACAGGCGTAGTTAATTTAGAAAACACTTTAGAAAATGGTAAAATTAAGGACACAGATTTATTTCTTCCTGGTGGTGCCACTAATATAATAAACATGTTAGGTCTTATATCATAGTTAGTCATAGATAACCAACACTTACGACCTAGTGCTCCAGCTACAGCAGAGATTGCAGTCCATTGAGAAAATCTATCTGGTATAGGAGTACCTGTTGTAGCCTTAACACATGCTTTAATAAAATCTGTATTCTTACGCATTAGAACTCCACTTCTTTAAATTTTTCCAAGAATCTCCTACCTCTGCATCAGAAGGTATCACCATCTGTTTACCTTTAACTTCAATAGGATTTTCCAAACAACTAATTACCTTAGGTATTAAATAATCTATCTTATCAGTAGGACATTGACCTAAGACTGCATCATGCACCTGTCCTAATATTTCTACACCCTCTTCAAATAACTCAGACCATACTCTATATAATCCTTTGTTAAGTAGGTCACCAATAGTAGATTGCGGAAGATAGGCTATGGCTTTTCTTGCATAGTGTTCATCATCTAACCTACCCCAGAATTGTCTACGTCTACCGAATGGTGTAACTAAATTACCTGTTGATTGTAGTTCTTTAATAACTTCTGTGTGCCATGTTCTTATACCAGGAAATGCCCCAGCTACACGCACGAGTACTTGCGTTCCCGATCCAATCTTTTCTCCTAGTTCCATGAGTTCGTCGAAGCCCCCTTTCTTATCCTGTTTATGCCAACGTTCTAACGAGGCTAGTGGTACAACACCACCGAAGTATAAGAGTTGAAATCTTGTAGCATGTGCTACCTTAATCTTTGTATGTCTTGCTACTGTATTAGCTGACGCACCATAGTTAGTACCATGACCAGCCCTCTTACATACATCACGGTAAGAAAAGTTTCCGTAGTAAGGACGCTCTGCTAGTGTTCTGTTCTGTGCATTATCTTCTGTCCAACCCATGTTAGGCCAAACCATTTTAGCTACCTCAGTATGTAGGTCAGATGATTCAACGGCGTTGATATATCCTGCGTCACCTGAGAGGTATGCGGTTGCCCTGGATTCAGCTGCTTGTAAGTCGGCATAGAACATGGTACGTCCTCTGTCTGGTATGAACATAGCCCGCAAGTCCTTTGTAATATTCTGTAAGTTTGTGCCCGTTCTCCAGGGGCTCTCTGATGATGACCACCTGCCAGTTTCTGTACCCGCTACATGATATTGGCAACGTATACGTCCGTCTTCATCACGTTTAGAAGCCAAGACTGATAGCTGTTTATCTATATCACGTAATGCAATAATAGTTTTACAGAAAGGACGAGCACGAGGATACTCTTCTATCATATGTTCTAAAGCTTCACGATCAGTAGAAACTTTTTGTTTCCCTTTATCATATTTAATTTGTACTGGAAGATTCAAGTACTCATAAAGCATGGACTTGAGTTGTATTGGACTGTTATGGTTAAGGTCTTTATCCCATACAGCATTAGCAAATAGACTTAACATCCTAGCTAATTGTAATCTTTTCTTTTGTAAGGGGGCACGAATAATTGTGACTGCCCTTTCATCTACGCGTAAGCCACGTAGTACCATAGAGATAGCAGGACCTAAGCTTGCTCTCTCAAATTCGTATGTCGATTTAGTATAGTTGTCTAGTTGTGGTGAAAGTTTATTCCAAATTTCTGTAGTAAGTGTACAATCTAATCCACAATAAACCCATAGAGTTTGTTCATCATTAAGTTTTAAATTCTTAATCTCTGTGTTCTTTATTATCCTCGCCATTTTCTCTCTCCAAATTTTTCTTATGTATTTCGTCCACTCGTTCTCCTATTTCACGAGCGATCGCCATGTAGGCTGAAGCATCCAGGTATGTGTCCTCTGTACGCGTACCTTGCTTTAGTCTAGCTATCTTTAATAGACACATCATAACTGCTACGTCATGTGGGTTTATTCGAAAGTTAGTGTATGCTGACCATAGATTTGCTATGTTAACATGGTTAATTAATTTATCTCCGTAGTCTACTTGTCTGTCTCCGTTGACAAGTTCACTTGCTTTTTTTAGTAACTCGGAACTTCTCCCTGTTGTTGTCATATTCTCCCTCCTTATATTTATCAAACTCTTTTCTTGCTCGTTGGTGATCGACTGCCGCTAAGTCACATACGAATTTAAATTCGTCGTACTTATATCTCAACCACTTCTCGACTTCTTCTTTGTATTTCAAACCATCTTTGGACTTGCCCTTGTATGCATAGTCTTGAACAGCTTGATCTAATACGGCTCGCCATAAGTTGTAATGGTTTGCTATATCTACTGAATCCTCTGGCATTGGCTTTACCGAGAATAACTCTGATCGTTTCATGTTTACTCATCTGCTTTGGTACTCTTTGAAAACTTGGCTAGGGTTTTCCAAGCACTCTCGTTGGTGTATATAGAGCCTAAGAAACCTAAACCTTTTTCTTGTTCTGGTTGCAGTGAATGTTGTGCGTGCATGGTATCATGTATGATACCTTTAACATGTATCTTTTGTTTGTGTGCTAACCATGACACATCATATAATTGATTCTGTGCAACCTTAACTATCTTATCGTTCTCAAGAATATCTTTCACCCATTTCCAGGCAGTGATCTCATCAGCTGCGTTCCAATAGTTTTGAGTGTCGGTAGTCTTGTCACGAAAAGGTACTACGATTGTAGTGTTAGGTGTAGGTGCAAAGCCTATGCATACGATAGAGCCTTCTGCTGTTTCAATATCAAATGCGAGAGGGTTGTTATGATTTGCTTCACTAATATATTTATTATAGAATACATCTAAGTCTTCGATAGTAGGTTCAATCCATATCTCTCTGACTGTGTGTTCTAGTTTTTTAGTTAGAGATTCTTGCTTAGCTTTCTGTAAGTCTGCTACTACATGAGGTCTCCACTTGAAATTTTTAACGACAGAAACAGGACTATATGTTGGTAGTATTTTAAATTGTGAAGATAACAAAGAAGACACTAGGGTAGCCCCTCTGTTCTTACCAATCTTAGCTAGTCCTGTAACTGCCCACAAAGATACTGAACCCATTGCGATAATGATATTTGGATTGGCTTCTTCTATTTCTTTGTGTAACCTTTGAATGTCTTGCTCATATTCTTGCTTAAGATATCCTTCACTTGTTGGGGCGTAAGGTGAACGCCACTCTGTTGTCTTGCATAATCTTTTGTATTCATTTCTTTTATGAAAGAAATATTGTGCTGTATTCTGGTGGGGTTTTAATTGTATAGTGTGGGTGAGTAAACAGTTGTCGAGGTTGATACCTGCAATGTCACAGAGTTCGGCAAATACTTTTCCCGTGCCCCCACGCAGGATTGTATTAGCGATTGTTTCACTGTTGGTAGGGTATTCGAATACAAACGCAATCTTACAAGCCTCGGCTGATTGAGGCTTGCGTGATGATACTCGTTTATATACTGCATACTCACCCATAGGACTACTTCTTAATGATCCTCTTGATAGAAGCTTGAAGTATATCCTTATTTCTGCCAACCATTTCATGCTTGACAATACCACTAAAGGTCTGACCGATTGCTTGCTCAAGCAATTCACTGAACGACGAACCGTCATCCATTTCCAATCCCTTTAATAGAAATGCTTTCAATGACAATGCTGGATTGTTTTGTTGCATTGCTTTTGGCGTAGCCCAAAACTCTATACGAGTAGGCTCGGCATTAACCAAATCTGACTCTGCTAAGTCAGACTGTATTACACCAACGGCTTTACAGTTCATGCGTACCAATGGTGTTTGGTTTTCCCCCACCTTATCCGAACGATAAGAAGTGATAGTGAAATCGTAGCTACCCTCAGGTAGAGTTACTGATTCAGGTATATCACCTGGGGTCATGTTTAAAAAGTCTAAAACGTCTGACATCATTTACCTCCTGTGTCTTTGTTTAGTTTACTTTGAGCATTCTTTTGAATAGAATCAAATAGCTTAGCTAAATCACATTCGGTGTTAGCTTCAACACGACTAGGTGCTGTCACTTTCAAATCCATTTTGTGATCTGATACTGTTCTAAGGGTTCGCTCCGTACCCTTACTTGAAGACCGTGTGTCGATCCTACATACACAGTTAAAGTATCTTCCTATTTTGGTGGATAGTTTAGATCCTACACTGGTTGGGTATGCTTTGGATACACCTAAGTCCCCCTCCATGTACTGCATGTGTGTAGTTACTACTACATTACATGGTACTTCTGAACCTGTTATATATTGTATGATATGTTGCACATCCCTTGCGGCTGTGCCCCATTCTGGCTGACTAGGTTGGTCGGTTGGTTTCTTATTATTAAAAACCAGGGCACCACGTAATGCTGCCTCGCCCATCAGAGTCAAGCTATCTATAACAAGTACATCTTTATTAGTCCAGTTCTTAACTGAACCAAAATCTTCGTCTCCATCCTTCCAGTTAGTAATCATTTGTACACCCTTACGGAAAGCTGTTGCTTGTCCTAAAGAATCTTTACAAGTAATGAAGGATACATTTTTAACTGCGTCCTTATTTAAAAACTCTGGAAGAATAGATAGACCATCATCAAAGTCTAGGATACGTAGATTGTATCCAGCATTTGCAAGTGAGGCTAGTGCTGTGGTTTTACCCGAACCACTATCCCCTACCAACATAAGCTTTGTATACTCTGCTGACTTGTGTGTTTTAATGTTTGCCATTTTTATCTCCTGTGAAGTTAACATACTAACATGAATTGCTTTCCGTGTCAATACTTATTTTAATTTTTCATCAATAATTTTACCAATTACAAATACCATAAATGTAATGAGCATTAAATCTGCTAGGATTAATCCCAACAAAATGTTGACGATCATGTTATCCATCCTAAATACCAAACCACTATATCTATTATACTTAATACTATTATAATATTTAATAAGGTTGTAGTATCAGAATACCATTTATCTCTTTGATATTTATTCTTTTTATTGTACTGTTTCTGCATAAGCCTCCACTAAATCTGGATGTGGTTGTTTATCGAAATCATTATCCAGGAAAAGATTACGACGATCAGGCGAGGCTGAACAAACTTCTTTGAATCTACAGCCACCATAGTTATTACAAGCAGTGAAGTCTGCTGGGTAATACTGTTTGTTAAAATAATTTGTTGATGTATCTAATGTATGCATTGCGTCTTTGTACCATTCCATTATTAAATCAGTTGGTACGTTGTATACACTACGATCAAACCTTGTAAAGTGTACACCTGTTTGGACAGCGTCAATAATAAATCCTGCTACGTCCAGACCTAGTACTTCCCTGGCAGCCCATAGATAACTGAACACTTGATTGTTCGGCATGAAGTTACCAAAGTAATTAGAGTTAAGTGTAGTCTTAGTTGTCTTAACATCACATAGATATAACTTACCTTCTAGTTGTACTACCTTATCAATACGACCAGAGAATCTATACTCTCCATTACCAAAGGGTACTTCAAACCTTTGCTCAAGGCAAGGCTCTCCATCTGGCATGGTAGCTATTTCAAATAAGTCTTCCCAATATTCTTCTGCTCTCCAG